GAAATATTAACAGCGAGAGGAGGATCATTTATTTTGAATGACACTTCTCTTTATACTGGAAGGGTATATGCAATTGCTGTTTTAGAAGATACTATTTTTGACACATTAGACAGCATTGATACTAATGATGTTGTTGCTAATGTTCTTCCGGATCAAATAGCAGATCCTCTTATCGCTGTCAAAGCAGGAGCTTTACTTACACCTCTTGATATCAATAAGCCTTTCTATAATATTCAACTTACTTCAGGTAGTGTAACACTTGTTCTTAAGTAATGTACAACTTTGGATCCATACCATTCTTTGCTTCTAATAATAACCTTATACAGAAGAATCCTGAAGGCGCACCAATCTGTACAGAAATACCTGCTATTTCAGGGGATCCAAAACCTGGAGGCATTATGACAACAACTAATGGACAATGGGCTAATGATCCGATTTCTTATTCTTATACTTGGTATGTAGATAATGTAGATGTTGGAGGAGGAGAGTCTTATGTTATAATAAATCAAGATGTTGGTAAAGAGTTAAAGTGTGTTGTTAAATCAAGAAACACTTTTGGGTTTGGATCAGCATCAACAAGATCAGTATTAATATTACCAAGAGATTAATCATGGCAAATTCAAGCATACCAGTAATATTATTTATAATTGGAACAGTAATAGCAATTATAGGTTACTTTTTAAGAATAGCTCACGCAGACCTTAAGAAGGTTGTAGATGGACAAAATAAAGTCATTGAAGATCAAGGAAGGCTAAAAGGTAAGATAGAATTGGTAGAGCAAGAATCACGCCTAAAGTATCAGGCTTTGATGGAGCAGACACAATTAGAGATAAAGAGCCTAGCTAGAAACGTAAGCGACTTATCTTTAGCTGTAAGAGAATTAATAGTAAATCGATGAAAAAGTATTACGCTCCAACTCCTAAGAAATGGAGGAAGATTGGAGACTCACTCCTTGCTGCAAGCGCAACAATCACATCATTTGCCATATATGAAAAAGTAGATTGGCTTGCATATGTTGCATTATTTAGTGGTGTAATTGGAAAATTTTTATCAAATTTGTTCTCAGAAGAATAATTTATGGAAAATCGAAAAGAAGACTTTGAAGTAAAAGTCAAAAAGCAAGGGAAAAATGTCGATGTGAAAATTGACACTAAGAACGTTAATCTTGAGTTCGAAAAGAACGATACAGAAACGCATTTTAAGCTAGATGGCAAAAACCTTAAGGTAGAAGTTGATAAAACTGTAGAAGGTACAAATGTACATGTTGACGCAGAAAAAGGGTTCTTCAAAAAGGTTGGAGAAGTTATCGTTAAATTAGTTACTCGTAAATTTAGGAAGTAATGTCTTTACTTGATCTATCTAAGATAAAGCAAGTTCCGATGTCTGAGTCTCAGTACATCAAGAAGGAAACTAAAAAGTTACAAATTGTTCTACATCATACTGCCGGAAACTCTTCAGGTCCTGGTGTTATTAAAATCTCTTCTAAGTATTGGGGTTATCACCTAGGCATTAAGCCAGATGTCTTCCGAGCAATGGGAGTTCCTTATCGTTCATTAGATCCTAATGCTATAGGTATTGAGATATGTAACTGGGGACCACTTGAGAAAGTAAACGGAAAGTACTACAACTACGTTGATAGAATCGTTCCTACTGATCAAGTGTGTGAGCTTCCTGTACCATATAAAGGACATAAGTACTACCATGCATACACAGATGCACAGATTGAGTCTGTACGTCAGTTGTTAATATATTGGAACATAATCTGGAATATTCCGATTACATATAATGAAAATGACATGTGGAAGGTATCTAAGAACGCATTAACTGCTGTTCCGGGATTGTATACACACAACTCATATCGTAAAGATAAGAGCGATATCTCTCCTCAGCCAAAGATGATTGAAATGCTTAAATCACTAAGCAATGGCATCTAAAGTAAAAGCCCCTAGTGTATCTGCCATTAAGAAACCTAAAGTTTCTCGCCCTAATGTACACGCAAAGACCAAGATGTCTAAGCTAAAGAGTAGTAAGAACTACACCAAGATGTACAAAAGACAGGGAAGATAAAATTCAATAAATTTTTGCTATGAGAAAGGTGAATCAAAAAAGAGCTGCAAGAAAAATATCTAAAATTGAATCTATAGACGATAATAAAAGACTAAATAGAATCGTAGATAGAAGGTATGAGAAGATGGATAAAAAATATAGCCGTGCAGCTGGAGACGAAAAGAAAACAGCAAAAATTGATAAAAAATATGGTTACAACTATGATGAGGCAAAGAAAGCTGGTATAACTCCAGATGAAAAAGGTCATTGGTCATCTGTAGGAAATGAAGGTCTTATATTAAAAGGAAAAAAACACCCATCAATGATAAAGACAAAAAAAGTAGAAAGACTTTTAGGAAATAAGATAATAAAAAAGTCTGGAAATCTATACACAGTTCCCAAAAAAAGTAATAAATAATATTTTAATAAATATTCACTAAATTTGCACTATGGGAAAGATAAATAACTATACTGTAGGTACTGCTAAGGCAGGAGATAAAATCATTTGTTCTGACGCAGATACAGGCGTAACTAAGAACATTACTCCTCAAGAGATAATTGACATTGAGCGTTCTACAAGTATTTATCGTGCATATCTCAACCAAACAGGTGGAGATAATCCTGTAGCAACATTGATTCCTGGAAATACAATTACAGGTACATGGACAAGAAATCAAATAGGTGTTTATATATTTACATCTACTGGCACATTTGATGGTGTAAAAGCAGCATTACTTATTAGTGTTTCTGCAACACAAGATAACACATTTGAATTTGCTGTATTAAATGACAATGAGATTACATTCAATACATATTCAGCAGGAGCTGCTCAAGATGGAATTTTGGATGACTTATACGTTGAACTTATAGTACATCAAGTATAATTTTTTGTATATTTGTGTACTCTTAATTTCTTGCATTTCGTTAGATTGGGGTTACTTCGGTAACCCTTTTTTTTATATATTTGTCACAAATTAAATAAAATGGAAAAACAATTAACACCAGAAGAACTAGAGCGTTTTAATGCTTCACGTAAGAATTACTATGAGTTGCGCTCTCATTTAGCTGACATCGCTATTACGGAAGAAAGACTTAAACTTGATAAGCAAACTACACTTACAAACATTGAGATTGCTCAAAATGAGGTAGGTAACTTGCAGAAAGAGTTTTACGAAAAATATGGAGAAGGTCGAATAGACACTGAATCCGGAATGATAGTTACTCAATGATCATTAGAAAAATATCAATAGGTACAGATCCACTTAACGCCATGCATTATCAGGTAGGTAAGCCTGTAATGAAGGGTGAATATATGGTGTACGATATTATTCAAAATGATAATGGGCTAATTGATGTGTGGGTAGAGAAGAATGGAGAAGCTGTAAAGTGGAAATCCGTAAACACCACAATGCCTGTAACAATAGAGTATAACATAAATTTCTAAAATGAGGTCACCACATTACTTTGTGATACGCCCTAATAAAGGCGTTAGGTACGACAATATGCGCCAATATGGTGATAATGACTTTATTATATCTTCCTCTCAAGAAGACCATACTGTCACAAATAGAGTAGGAATTGTAGAGTCAGTGCCAATTGGATACGATGGCAAGATTAAGTCTGGTGACCAAATAATTGTTCATCACAACGTCTTTCGTATATACTACGACATGAAAGGTAATGAGCGTTCAAGTTGGAATCATTACAAGGATGATGTATTCATTGTAGAGCTTGATCAAGTATTTTTATATAGAGATCCAAATGGGGAGTGGTGTGCGCCATATCCGTTCTGTTTTGTTAAGCCTATAAAGAAAGATTTAAATCAAGAGATATATACAGACACAGGGATACTAATGCATCTTCATGGAATACTTGAGTACGTTCCAGAAAACGATATCCTAAAGAAGGGTGACATGGTTTCATTTCAACCCGAATCAGAGTATGAGTTCAGAATAAATGACGAGATAATGTATCGCATAAAACTTAAGAACCTATGCTTAAAGATTTAACAGAGAAAAAAGATAGAGTTCTTGAGGCAGCTGAAAGGTCTGTAGATGAACTAATTAAGGTTTTAGAGATGCCTATTATTACTAACTCTTATGATGATGAGTTGGGGGCAGATAAAATGAAGAACGCAGCAGCGGCAAAAAGGTTGGCTTTTGAGGACGCACTGTCGATACTAGAGCGAATAGATCAAGAGAGAGCCAAGGTTTCTGAAGTAGAACAAAAGGTAGTTAACCCTAACAGCGGATTCGCAGAAGGTAGAGCAAAGTCAAATGGTAAAAAATCATAACTATGACATATACCGAGTTGCCAATAATCACATTGGTGAGACTGCTATTAGGAATAAGAATAGGTCAAAATCATGGAGCTATGGATATCATAAGGAGTATGACATTGTGGTCATATCGAAAGATGGAACAATTGGTGATATATATGAGATTAATGGGTTATTTATAGGACTTCCTAAAACACCATTAGATATACCAAAAGGAGAAAATAGGTGGGTTCCTAAAGATTATCCAAAAGAATTAAAGAACATTAAAACATCCTTTGAGTGGATGCGTAGAGACAATGTCTTTAAGAATCAATGGATTGATTACATAGAACAAGAGTTCGACAGAAGAGAGTTAGGTCATTGGTTTATGAATAACAATAAACCAACATACATCACAGGAACGCATTACATGTACCTACAATGGTCAAAGATAGACATCGGTCTTCCTGACTTCCGTGAATCAAATAGAATATTTTTTATTTATTGGGAAGCATGTAAGGCAGACAATAGATGCTATGGTATGTGCTACCTAAAAAACAGACGTAGTGGTTTCTCATTTATGAGTTCAGGAGAAACATGTAACATAGGTACAATATCAAAAGACTCTCGCTTAGGTATACTATCAAAGACTGGTGGTGATGCCAAAAAGATGTTTACAGACAAGGTAGTTCCTATTGTAAGGAACTATCCATTCTTCTTTAAGCCTGTGCAGGATGGTATGGATAATCCAAAGACAGAACTATCATTTAGAGTTCCTGCATCTAAGATTACTAAGAAGAGTATGAACGAGGAGAAGGACCTAGGAATCGAGGGTCTTGACACAACTATCGACTGGAAGAACACAGCTGATAACAGCTATGATGGTGAGAAGTTGTTGTTGCTAGTTCATGATGAGTCCGGTAAATGGGAAAAGCCTGAGAACATTCTTAACAACTGGCGTGTAACAAAGACATGTCTTCGTCTAGGTAGTAGGATTATTGGTAAGTGTATGATGGGTTCAACATCTAATGCGCTTGCAAAGGGTGGTGATAACTTCAAGAAGTTATTCAACGACTCTGATCCACGAAAGCGTTCTTCCAACGGACAGACTAAGTCAGGGCTATACAGCCTATTCATACCTATGGAATGGAACTTTGAGGGTTACATAGACAAGTATGGATGGCCTGTATTAGAAGATCCAAAGAAACCTGTTGAGGGTATTGATGGCGAAATGATTGAAAATGGTGTAATCACATATTGGAACAATGAGGTTGATGCACTTAAGAATGATCCTGATGCACTTAATGAGTTCTACAGACAGATGCCTAGGACAGAGTCTCACGCATTTAGGGATGAGTCTAAGCAGTCATTGTACAACTTATCAAAGATATATCAGCAAATCGACTATAACGACTCTCTAATCAAAGATAGAGTACTTACAAAAGGAAACTTTCACTGGAAGAATGGTGAGAAAGACACAGAAGTAATATGGACACCTGATCCTTCCGGCAAGTTTACATTGTCTTGGATTCCTCCTATAGGTGTTAGAAACAATGTAATAAAAGATAGAAATGGAAAGAGAAGACCTGGAAATGATCATTTGGGTGCTTTTGGTTGTGACCCCTATGATATATCTGGTACAGTTGGGGGCGGTGGTTCTAATGGAGCTTTACATGGCCTCACCGGATTCCATATGGACACCAATGCGCCTACTAATCAATTTTTTCTTGAGTATGTAACAAGAACTCAAACAGCAGAGATATTCTTTGAAGATGTGCTGATGGCAATACACTTCTATGGTATGCCAATACTTATTGAGAACAACAAGACTAGATTATTATACTATTTAAAAGATAGAGGGTATAGGGCATTCTCACTAAACAGACCTGACAAACACATATCCAAACTATCTAGGTTTGAATCAGAAGTGGGTGGTATACCTAACTCATCTGAAGATGTTAAACAGGCTCACGCATCTGGAATAGGCTCTTAGTCAATTAAAGAGATAATGGATAAAAAACCATCTGTAATCATTAGTAGCACTCCATTCCCAAATCAAATGGCTACGGATGCTGAGAAAGCATCCAAAGAATATGGCTTAAGAGTTGGAAAGTCTATTGAGGGAGAATGGTTTAGAAGAGTTAACTCAGGAAACTGTCGTTACTATGATCAATATCTAGAGTTCCACAAGTTACGTTTGTACGGACGAGGCGAGCAGCCCACAGAGATGTACAAAAAACTTTTAGCTGTAGATGGAGATTTATCTTACCTTAATTTAGATTGGAAACCAGTATCTATCATCCCAAAGTTTGTGGACATAGTAGTTAATGGTATGGCTGATCGTCTTTATTCAATTAAGGCAGAATCGCAAGACGTAATGTCTGCTGAAAAAAAGAATGTATTTCAGGACATGGTTGAATCTGATATGCTTGCTAAAAACATATTGGATAAAACAAAACAAGAGTTTGGCATTGATGCCTACAATGTTCCACCAGATGAAATACCTGAGAATGATGAAGAGCTTGCTCTTTACATGCAATTAAAGTATAAGCCATCTATTGAAATCGCTGAAGAGATTGCAATCAATACTCTTTTCGATATGAATGACTACAAGGATGTAGTTAAGCCACAAGTAGATAGAGACTTAACAGAGATTGGCATAGGTGCTGTGAAGCACTCGTTCTATCCTGGAGCAGGGGTTAAAATAGAATATGTTGACCCAGCTGCACTTGTTTATAGTTATACTGAAAGACCTGACTTTTCAGATGTATACTACATTGGTGAAGTAAAGCAGGTACACTACACTGAGTTACGCAAGATGAATCCGGATTTAACGGATGAAGAGTTAACAGATATTAAGAACTCAGGATCTGCGTGGTATAACTATTGGCCTGTTATTAGAACATTCCAAGAGGATGTATTTAATAACGAGATGGTCACTCTTCTGTACTTTAACTACAAGACTGAAAAACGTTTTGTATACAAAAAGAAAAAACTAGAGAACGGAGGGGAGCGAGTTATAAAAAGAGATGAGAACTTTAAACCTACACCTGATAACCCATCGTTTGAGCGATTGGATGTTGTTAAGGATGTATGGTACGAAGGAGTTCTTGTTCTAGGAAGCAACATTCTTATTAAGTGGGATCTTCTCAAAAATATGGTTCGTCCTGAAGCAGCAACTGAGAAGGCACTTTGTAATTACATTATAAATTCACCAAGTATGTACAAGGGACAAATACAGTCTCTTGTAAAACGAATGATTCCATTTGCAGATCAGATACAATTGACACACCTTAAGCTACAGCAAGTGATGTCACGAGTTGTTCCTGATGGTGTATTCATCGATGCAGATGGTATCTCTGAAGTAGACCTTGGAACAGGAGCAGCATACAACCCAGAGGATGCACTTAAGATGTACTTCCAAACTGGTTCGGTAGTTGGTCGACGTGATGTCACAGGTCTTAATGAGGCTCGTGATGGATCTTCTCCTGATCCTAACGCACTTGTTGGTGTTCAGAAGTTAGCGGCATTGAATAGTAACGTAGCCACACGACACATCCTACAAGGAGGTTTAATGGTCACTAAGCGATTAGCAGAAGGCATATCACTACGTGTAGCTGATATACTTAACTACGCAGACTTTAGAGAAGAGTTCGCAATGCAGATTGGTAAGTACAATCTTTCCATACTTGATGACATTAAGAACCTATACTTACATTCATTTGGTATATTCATAGAACTTGCACCAGATGAAGAAGAAAAACAGCAAGTAGAACAGAACATACAGATAGCACTTAGCAGGGATCAGATTGATCTTGAAGATGCTATTGATATTCGTATGATTAAGAATCTTAAACTCGCCAATGAACTGCTTAAGGTTAAGCGTAAGCGTAAAACACTTGAGCGTCAGAAACGAGAAGATATGCAGTCTCAGATACAGATGCAGATTAACATGCAGTCTCAAGAAGCTGCTGCACAGCAGAAGCAACAGACAGCACAGATGGAGGCACAAGCCAAAATTGCTATCAAACAAAATGAAGCTCAACTAGATATGCAGCGTATGCAGTTTGAAGTTGAGAAGAAGAAAGAGTTAATGGCACTTGAGTTTGAGTACAACATGCAACTTAAAGGTATCGAGACAGAAGGATTGATGAAGCGTGAGAAAGAACGTGAGAAGGCAAAAGACAAACGTGTAGACTTACAAGCAACTCGTCAGTCAGAGCTTATCAACCAACGCAAAAACAATCTTCCTCCTTTGAGCTTTGAGTCTGAAGAAGATTCATTAGATAACTTTGATTTAGGATCATTTGAACCGAGATAATTATGTTAAAGCCTAGCAAAATAAAAATAAACCCTTACTTGTCCGGAACAGGCAGTAAGAATAGATATGACATAACTGGAGGTGTAACAATGTCTCGTGGTCCTGTTTCTTTAGATATATCTACATCAGCTGGAAGTGATTATACTCCAGAAACAGATATTACTCTTGGTATAAATATTCCAATTACTAAGAGGGTTAAGAACAAGAGAAAGTTTTTATAATGAGAACTGTATCTATTCAAGGTGTTAAACACTCTATTAAAAAGAATAATAGTGGAGATATTGTTGTTGAGCATACTAATATACATAATGGTAGATACGATAAAATTAACTTAACCAAAAAGGCTAATGTTAAAACAGTATATGAAGGTGTAGCTGCAACAAAGAAGTGGCATAAGAAAAATCCATATCACAAATGAAAAAGGGACTATACGCAAACATTCACGCTAAGAGACAAAGGATAGCAGCAGGATCAGGTGAGACTATGCGTAAACCTGGAACTAAAGGTGCGCCTACAGCAAAGGCATTTAAGCAAGCAAAGAAAACAGCTAAGAAGAAATGAAAGATTCTCGTTTAGCAAGAGCAGGTGTTGAGGGATTTAATAAACCAAAGAGAACACCAAGCCACCCAACAAAGTCACACATAGTTGTGGCTAAGGTTGGTGATATTATTAAGACTATACGCTTTGGTCAGCAAGGAGTAAAGACAAATCAAACTGTGGGGCAACGTGAGGCGTTTAAAAGCCGTCATGCTAAAAACATTGCTAAGGGAAAACTATCTGCTGCTTACTGGGCTGATAGAGTAAAATGGAGTCCTAGTAAAACAGGATCACCTAGTAAAAAGTGGATAAAAGGCTCTTGACAGTATATATAGAAAAATTTACTTAACTTTGTATCAATTAAATTAAATGTAATGGAAGAACCGAAATTTAAAGTACGCGCTGTCGACTTTGAGGAAAAGTCTCTGCAAGAGCTAGAGACAGAACTAGTCGAACAGCATCAACAGGAGGTAGCTGAAGCAACTTCAGATACTCCGGTAGAAGCACAACAAGAAACGGTTGATGCTTCATTACAAGAGGGTTCAGTAACGTCTGATGCCCCACAAAATATAGAGATTGATGACAATGTCATACTTTCTCACATTAAGAATAAGTACAATAGAGAGGTTAGTTCTATTGACGAATTAATTCAAGAACGAGCTGTTCAAGATGAATTAGAGTCAGACGTAGCTGCCTTTCAGAAGTACAAAAGAGAAACAGGGCGTGGAATAGAGGACTTTGTTAAGTTAAACAGAGACTTAACCGCAGCAGACCCTGAAAGACTACTTGCTGATTATTACCGAGAACAAGGTGATGATGACGAGGATGTGGAGTATAGGTTAAGTAGGTTTTCCTATGATGAAGACCTAGACTCTGAGGATGACATTCGGGAACGCAAGCTGTCTAAGAAACAAGAGCTGAAAAAGGCGATTAAGTATTTTGAAGAACTAAAGGAGCAATACAAGGTTCCTCTTGAGTCAAGAGAGTCATTTGTTCCACAGGAAGAGAAAGATGCTTATGAATCCTTTAAAGCATATAAGCGTAACCAATCCTCTGAGCTTGAAGAACAGACCAAGAAGTCTGAGT